TGATGGGCGGTATGATGTAGTAATTAAGAAAGAACCCTATTTTAACAGGGTTCTTTCTTCTTTTTTTGTTTTATTTTAAGCAAAAGGGGCAAAGAAGGGGCAAAAATATCAAAGGCTATTTAGTTTATCAATTACTTGTTGTTTGGCTCTTTTTGTTACATGGTTATAAATAGACAGAGTTGTGTTTGCATCAGAATGCCCTACACGCTCCATAATGGCTTTAAGAGGTACGCCTAATTCAGATAATAGTGAAACGTGGCTATGTCTGAATATATGTGAGGATAGACTTTTTTCTAATTCCAACTCTTCCTCTACTTTATGGAGTATAGCGTTAAATGAGTGCAGCGCAAGCGGAGTGCCACTTGTAGATATAAATATATATTGATCGGGATCTGTGGGTCTACCTGCAAGAATATTGTCAGCTATCACACTTTCAATCAATTCTTTTGCACGATTGGGTAATTGCACTTCACGTTGCGAATAAGTATTTTTTGGAGTTGTTTTTATAGCATTATCCATTTTCACAGATGTGTAATCTAAGGTCCCATTAATGGAAATTTTCCCATCCTCATAGTCCTTCATTTGCAAAGCTAGCAATTCCCCATATCTCAAACCAGTTAAATATAGAAACTCAGCTATTATGCCGTGTAGTTTTCTGCGAGGATTGGAGTATAGCTGTTTCAGTATTTGATCAATTTCTTCTTTCTCCAGATATTTTTTATTCATAGAAAGCCTTCTTTTTTCTTCTTCCACTTTTTTAGGATGGATTTTAACTGCTAGCGCAGGGTTTCTTTGAATGTATTTTCTATCGATTGCATAGTTTAGCATAACAGATAGAGTTGTTTTTGTTTGTTTTGTGTAGTTCAGTGAGAGGTCACCAAACGTATACATATCTTCAATTATCTTATTAATGAGTGTCTCATCAATGTTTCTAACGATCGTATCATCGCTTATGTGCTTAGAAACATGTTTCATCATCATTGGAACCTTCAAATAGCTAGTACGTTTAACATGCTGCTTATAATATTCATACCATTCTTTATACAGCTTACCAAAAGTGATATCTGATTTATTGTAATCTTCGAGTGCTTCTTTAATTTTTTTATCTAGAATTTTCTGAGCTTTTTTCCACGCTTGTGGTGAATTACTTGTAAGTGTTGTAGATTTTTTCCGTGTTTTTTCTGTATAAGGATCTACATATCTTTCAATAAACTTGAATCGCCCATCTTTGGTTTGTTCAACCCACACTTTTAACATCTCCTATCATTTGCTATAATAGGCATAACAAATAGACCTATATAGGTTTGTTTTCTAAAAGCACGCTCTTACTCTGGACGGTGGGGCGTGTTTTATTATTACTTAATTTCTTTAATGTATTTTTGGTATTGTTTTTTAGAAACTTCAAACTTATTATCACAGGCTTTACACGTCACGCTATAATTTTTTTTTAATAAAGGAACAAAAAAAGATAATAGCATCATTATTCCTCCTAAAGGAATCATTATTAACCATCCAATTATAGGAATCCAAAAGCCGAAACTTAGAAGCATTAGTCCTATAAAAAAAAGCATACAACCATTTGATCTAGGGGACGTTACAGAAACTCTGTTACTGCCACAATTTTTACATGTAATAATATGTTGACCTAAATTTTTTTCCATCCTAACTCTCCATTTCTATGGTAAAATAGATTTGACTTTTTAAATGAAGTCGCTCTCATGAGTCCGTGTTGCAGCACGGGCTTTTTTTTACTGTGCATAAGAGTATTTTTTCTTGAAATATGACTGGCAAACATTAAAACATTCTGTTCTTAACTTGTTATTGATAGAGTAGAACTTCATGAAATTTTCTAATTTGAACTGAGTTTCATCAGTCAGTTCATTCTCAATAAAGATATTTAGTAAAATCATAATTGCAATTTTATCAGCTTCAGTTTCGAATTTTGAATGAAAAGTTGTAGAGTTATCGTACAATACTGAATATTCAAAATGTGAAGCAATGAAATGACCGAGCTCGTGGGCTAAATGAAAAGCTTCAGAACTGTCTTCGTGTAGTTTTTCATTCAAAAATACTATTCTTGGTTTTGGATAATAAAAACCTGGTTCTTCCATTTCCATATAGATCAATTTTAAATTATACTCACTCAGCATTTCTTTCAACTTTAAATACATACAAACCATCACTCCAACTATTCATTTTCCTCTAAAGCTTTAGCAATTGCAATCGCTTTACGCATTGTCTCCTTAGATATTTCTTTTCCGTCAAAAGAAAAAACAGTATCGTCTTCTGATAAATCCACATGTTTAGGGGCCTCTTTTTTCTCTCTTCCTAGAAGATAGTCTATAGAAACACCAAAATAATCTGACACTTTTGCCAAACCTTCGGAGTTTGGTGATACTGATTTCCATTTACTGAAATATCCATTTGAATATCCCAATCTTTTTTCTAATTCTCTTACAGATATTCCGTTTTGCTTTGTTAATTCTTTTATTTTTTCGTATGGATTCATTGATATGTCAACCTTTCTAGACTGACAAGAAAAAATATAGAATAAAACTCTATTTACCTGTTGACAAATTAGAGTTAAAACTCTATACTTGTTCTTGTAAACAAATTTAACAACTAAAAAGACAACAAAAAACACTTTTGATTATTAAACGCCAACCGCCAAGAAAGCTTTTAAAATCAATGTTTATATGTCTTATTTAACTATGTACAAAGTATAGAATAAAACTCTATGCTTTGTCAATCAAATTTAGAAAATAGTTGTTAAATTTGTTTACGAATATAAAAGAAAGGAGAGAAATAGATGGAAAATAAAAAAACTGAATTAATAACTGTAGAAATAATCGGAATTGATGATGCAACAAAAAAAGCTGAAAGATATATTGAGTTATTAAAAGAAGCCAAAACGTTGGCAGACGAATTGGCTTCAAAGGAATTTGAAATTGAGATTAAGCAGGACTAAACCTTGCCTTTGAAATCAATTTCAGCTCCGCAATATTTACACTTGTTTTTTCCATTAGATATTTTAATTTTTTTACCACAGGAAGGACAAGTATAATCGACGCCCTTTTTTAAAATCTTGTTTGCTTCGGATTTTATGATTTTTTCAAGGTCGCCACTGATTTTAACACTGGTTTTTCTACTCATAGATCCACCTCACTTTCTACAGTGAGTATACCAGAGAAGGAGGTAACAACATGAAAATTAGCATTGAAGCAAAGCCACAAGAAATAGCAGAATTGCTCCAAGCTATCGGAAGTAGCAAGGAGCACACTAAACGCAAACATCCAGAATCGAAAATAGAATATGATCCGCAGACGGGTGAAGGAAAGCTTATTCCTCAAAATAAATAATAACCTTCTTGCTTCGTACCGGTATTGTCTGATTGAATTTACGGTTCGAATAGATAGTTAAAAACTCACTATCACGAGCAACGCATATTACAGTATCATCTTCGAATTCTTGAAGAATCATATCGTGGTTGAAAGTAAATAATGTACGAGTTTTATCTGGCGCCTCAATTTTGAATTCATTTACGAACTCTATGGGCAATTCAGACTGGAAATCCAATTTATAGTCTTTCAAAGTTGCCACCTCCTTATCAATTATTTCAGCCTGTCACACTGATAAGGAAATTATACCAAAGAAAGGAATGAAAAAATGAACACACCACAAATTTTCAATTTCGAACAAAACGAAGTTCGGACGTTTCTAGAAAATGACATTCCGTATTTCGTAGCAAATGATGTCGCTAAAACATTAGGATACAAAAACCCGAGCGATGCTACTAATAAACATTGTAAAAAAGCCGTAAAAACATGGGGTAGCGATTCGCTAGGTCGTCGCCAATCTTTCAAAGTTATTCCAGAATCAGATGTTTACCGCTTGATTATCAAATCGAACTTACCAAGCGCTGAAAAATTTGAGGCTTGGGTAATGGAAGAAGTCCTTCCAACAATCAGAAAAACAGGTAGCTATTCAAATGTACCTCAAAGTTTTGCACAAGCATTGCGTTTAGCAGCAGATTTAGAAGAAAAGAACCAATTACTCGAACAACAAATTGCCGAGTACGAACCAAAGATTAGCTACTTAGATACGATTCTTTCATCGACAGATACGGTAGCGACTTCTCAAATTGCAGCTGATTACGGAATGTCGGCAATTGCTCTAAACAAATTGCTTAACGAGTTAGGTGTTCAACATAAAGTTAGCGGACAATGGATACTTTACCGAAAACATATGAACCAAGGATACACAAAATCGCACACAAGTGAGATACCGAAAGCCGATGGCGGCACTAAAGTTGTAATGAATACCAAATGGACACAGAAAGGGCGAGTGTTTATTTACAACTTATTAATCGCAGAGGGCTATTACCCTCAAATGGATTTAGAGGAAATTGGTTAGAAAGGAGTTTTAGTATGACTGACATTGCAGAAATCACTCAACGAGATAGAGAAAAAATCAAAGAATATGTCGAAAGTTCGAAGTTCTTAACTTACACCATGCTTGCTGAAAGATTTGGAATTAGTAAAAGCTATTTATCTTTAATTTTAAACGGTAAAAAGACTTCTGCAGAAGCAAACAGAATTATAGATTCGATTATCACTATGTACGAATTGTAGAGGAGGAAAACGAAATGAAAAAACCAACGCTTTCGGAGTTGATAGAAGCTACTGAGAAGGCAGCAAACCCAGACGATTGGTATCGTCAAAGTTTGATCTTGGAGAAGTTCCACGGCATGTCAAAAACTACTTTAGTTGAATACTGCAAGGAAATGGAAACAATTCCTGAATTTTCAGAAGGAATTGTTCGTCCAGGACATTCAACCACATTTATTCATTACCATACTTTTATTTGGTTTTTAAAATGGAAAGACGCAAATAAATATCGTGTAAAAATATTGTCTCCTTCAGATGTTTTGAAGGAAGCAAGTTGATTATTTTCAGAGTAAAAAGTAAACAAAAATATTAGGAGGAAAATTTGATGAAGATTACAGTACCAGATGAATTGATAGCAGATGAGTTGACAGAACAAATAGTAAGAAAGGTTTTAGATGCACTTGATGAACGACTGAAGGTAATGAACAAGTCAGTGGAGCTTCCTCCGTATCCAAACAAATCAGAGGTGAAAAAAATTTTAGGCATTGGTGATGACAAATTAACACATTGGATAAACTTAGGCTTAAAAACACAGCAGTGGAGTAAGTTAGACATCAGAATTGAACGATCAGAACTCCAAAGATTTTTGAAAGAAAACTTTGAGTTCTAAAGGTAAAGGAGAATGATTTTATGTCCTACACATTGCAACAAGAACATCAAATTCTCCGTTTGATTAAACAACGCAGGAAACAATTACAAGATGATCGTGAAGCGCTTAGAAAAGCCGATGAGCTATCAGATAGACAAGCTGAACTAATCGCTTCTGAACTTGAAGATTTGAGAATGCTAGAAATAAAAAATAGGGAGATTAGATTATGAAGAAGACAGACACACTTTTTATAGGATTCATCCTAGGGCTATTAGTGATAGTAGCACACCAAAGTATTATCGGGGGAAGTTTGTTCGCAGCATTGATGGTTTTAATCAATCTGCTTGATTCAAAAGAAAGGAGCAACTATGGCACGAGAAGAAGCGCTAAAAATCGGTAAAGTGATTGCTGATAATTGGTGGGCAAATAGCCGTCCTATTATTTTAAGCAAGCAACATATCGAAAAGAAAAAAGCATGGCAACAAATAAAAAAGTGACTCCGCCGACCAAAGCAATGAGTCACTCAAAAAATCATAACTAAGGAGATTTTAACATATGGAAAATGAACTTTCCACTCTAGATCAATATTTGACTGATCCTAGTTGGGGCAAATCGAATGTCGAGGAAACAAATAATCGAAAAATCAGACGAAATATTTTGACGAATGAAGAACTAGCATGTGATCAAGACGATTTGGGCAATTTTGTGAGTATTTGGGATCATGTCTATCTTATCCATTTATCGAATCGGTCCAAAAAACCTGAATATATCTATGTCATCGAAGATGGCTTGATTGATGCACTAGAAGAGTACGACAGAGATAACTTGATTGATATCTCTTATTACGGACCAGGTAAGAAATACATTGCTGAAATGGAGGCAGAATTTGATGAAGACGAGTGAAACAACAAAAGAAATTTTTGCGGCATTAGCTATTTTTCGAAAACAGTTAAAACAGCCTTTAAAAGATGCGAAAAATCCTTTTTTCAAATCAAAGTATGTGCCACTAGAAAATATTGTTGAAGTAATTGACGAAGCCATTGCTGACACTGGCTTATCTTACGCTCAAGAGGCGACGAGTAGCGGTAATAGCGTTCAAGTAGCTACTTACATTTTTCATCAGTCAGGAGAATTTATTCAATTTGAACCGCTGGCTTTACCAGCTACAAAAGCAGATGCGCAAGGTTTTGGATCGGCCGTAACTTACGCCAAGCGTTATGCCTTAGCTGCAGTCTTTGGTGTGACAAGCGACGAGGATGACGACGGCAACAAAGCTGCTGACACAGCGCCTAAAATTATATCTAAGAAAGAGCAGACTATCTTAACATCTTTAATTGATGACTTCGCCCAGTCGATGAATTTGGATTTCGCAAAAACTTGGAGGACGATTCAAAAAAGGACAAATATTTTCGATGACTTGAATAGACTAACGCAAGAACAGTCTGCTGCTATCAAGCATTTTATCAATGACAATAAGAAGTGATATGAATGTTTAAACCGTTAATAGACTCATACTCGGCGGTACTAAGAAGATTCAAAGGCAACCAGATAGTGGCAAGAATCAATGAAGAAGTGAATATCGAGCGATTGAAGACGATGTACGACGGATATGATGGCGATCGAGTCATTGAAATTCGTTTTATTGATCCTAGACGTTTCACTGTACAGCAACGAAACTTCATCTATGCGCTGATAGGCGATATTTTCATCGATACAGGGATGCCAACGGACTTCTGGAAGGAATTCTTCTACTTCCGTTTTGAAGGTGTCACAGGACGTTCTATAAGCCTTAAAGACGAATCGAGCACAACCGTGAGCGATGCCAATATCTTAGCGAATATCATCCTAGATTTTATCTTTGAACATCATATTCCTTTCAAAGAAGGCTATGAGATTTTACCAGCGAATCAAGAGTATTACTTCTACAAATGCATCACAAAAAGAGTCTGCTGCATCTGTGGCAAAACAGGAGCTGATATCGATCACTTTGACAAAGCGCTAGGAAGACGAAAGCGCAAAGAAGTTGATCATTCAGAGTACACATTTGCAGCACTCTGCAGAATCCATCACACAGAGAAGCACAAGATAGGTGTGATCAATTTCAAAAATAAGTATCAAATCAAAGGGATCAAGTTAAATCAGGAGACAATCAAGAAATTAAGAATCGGAGGATAAAAAGTGGACCACAGAAGTTATTACGCCATCATACCTGCAAATGTTAGATATGACGATTCTTTGATACCTAGTGCAAAACTTCTTTATGGAGAAATCACAGCTCTATGTAATGAGAAAGGTTATTGCTGGGCTAGCAATGAGTACTTTGCCAATCAATATAAAGTAAGCAAACCAACCATTCAGAATTGGCTAAAGTCACTTGAAGAAAAGGGCTATATCTATAGAGAAGTTAAGTACAAAGAGGGTAGTAAAGAAATCGAGGCTAGGTATATAAGAATTCTTGGTGGGGGTCACCAAGAAAAATTGGTGGGGGGTCACCAAGAAATCTATCAAGATAATAATACATCTATTAATAATACATTTAATAATACAAAAGAATATATAAGAGAGTTACCGCCTTCGAAAAAATCGAAGGCTAAGCCCATCCGTCATAAATACGGAGAGTATAAAAATGTTCTTTTGTCAGATGAGCAGATGGAGAAACTCAAAACAGAATTCCCTAATGATTACCAAGAGCGAATCGAACGACTGTCAGAGTATTGTGAATCATCTGGTAAGACTTATAAAAACTATTTGGCAACTATTCGAAGTTGGGCAAGGAAAGAAAAAAGTGAACCTAAGAGCGCAAGCAGTGGATACAAGCGCACAGGAAGACGAGAGAAGCTTCCTGAATGGGCAATCGACCAAGAAGCCTATCTCAAGAAAAAAGCGCTAGAAAGAGCTAATAGACAATCAAAAGCACCATTTTAAGAGGTGGAAAATTGAAAATCGATTATCTAGAACTAATTAATGAAATAGCAAAGTATAAAACTGGTGAGGAAATAGAAATCCTGAGAGACGTATATGATCAACTCGAAGAAGCTGGAATCGAAGGAATTAAGAATGATCGTTCAAGTTGGAGTAAACTCAGATACTATTTCGCACTTTATATCGATGCAACACAATTAAGAAATTTAGCTTATACAAAATTACTATTTGTTGATTGCGTTAAAGGATTGCAAAAACATCTTAGTGAACTTGAGCAGGTGTAATCAGATGGATCTAAAAACATTTACAGCACAGATCGAACTAATGCATCAAGAAGCTTTAAGACAAAGCGCCTCGTACGAAGACAAGTGGCTCAACACGTTCCATGGTGGACGTGAGAGCGCACTTGATCAAGTACTCAAATTATTGAAAGGGGAACGTCGGGATGGATAAGAAAGCGGCAATGCAGCGAATTATCGAATTGACTTATTCAGAAGATTGGCAAAATGACAAAGAAGCTGCTTCGGAAGTGATGAGACTTGGAAGAGAGATGTGGGCTGAAAAAACCAAACGGAAAACGCCGAGAAAAATTGCAATCTGGCATGGTGATCGAATTCTAGTAACAGGTACTGCTGAACAGTTATCTGAAATTACTGGGCTGAGCAAAAACATTATCTGGGATAGAGCGAAGAATATGGATATTGATTCAAAGGAACGACAGTTTAAGTATGTGGAGGAGAAATAATGAATTTAAATTTCAGAAGTGTAATCGAAAGAAATTTCGAATTAGTTTATAAGATACCTAAGGAAGTTGGAGAGCGATATGAGGAATTGACCTCATTTGACAAGGGGAGAGATTTCAACAAAGAAATCAGAGAGTACGTTATAAGCTTTGTAGAACAATTCAGCGAGTTTCTAACTCCAGAAAATGAACGGCAATTTAATGAACGGCTCGTGAACTATAACAAACTAGTTGTCGAGTTAAAAACCAATATTCTACAAGCGACAACCATTCCATCAGTGATGATTTGCGGACCAGCAAATTATCCTACTAGAAGAAAACAAAAAGAAGAAGAACGGATCTATCAATTAGAAAGTGAATTATATTCAAAAAATGGTAAGCATGCTCGTTATATTGAGAATACGAGAAAGATGTTTGATCCAGTTATGATTGATCAAAAGATTGAAATTGATAAAAAACGCAAGGAAAAAGCAGAAGAGAAAGGTTGGAAGGACTTTTACAAAGAAGTAGATCATGAAGAACTAGCGGGCTACGGGTTTGATGTAGAAAATAATCGCCTTTATTTAGTTACTCATGGTAAGCCATCGGATGATGTACGTGCCTTATTAAAAAAAGCTGCATTGAGATGGTCTCCTAGAAATAAACGTTGGCAAAGAATTTTAACTGTGAATGCTATAAATTCAGTAAATCGTAACGTTATGAACGAACTTGGATTGCCACAAATGGAGGAAAAAAATGATTAGTTTAACAATATTTTGGTGTGTACTTGGTGGGCTATTAGCCATTTTAGGATTCTACCTTATTTATAAGAGCAGAAAAGGGAAAGATTATACAGTATTGGGAATAGCGTTATTAGCTGTGGGAATTTTAGTTGCTATTGGAGCAGAATTGAACCTTTATGTAAATGGTACACAAGAAAATTTAGTGCGGTTTATGTTTTGGATAAAGGATTAGGAGGAAGAAATAATGGATGAAAAGATTAAGGAATTAGAAGAAATAGTCAAAAAGCAGCAAGAAAAAATAGAAAGACAAAGTAAAGCTGTTGAAATTCTTCTTGCTGGTTATCCTAAAGAAGCCTACAAATCCCTGATGGGATGTGACTTAGGGACTTTTGAATATTAGATGAGGGGACAGAAAATGATATCAAAATATTTATTTAGAAATATTGAATTAAAATAATCACTTTTTCTTACCAAGATATCGTAGAAGAAGAATAAAAAGGATAATAGATAAAAATAAGCCTATTATATACAAAATCAGTATTAATAGGGGCTGATAAAAGGCATGACGTATTATTTTTATTATGAAAAATGCTATTGGTAAAAAAGAAAGCACTAATATTTCCACTTTTTTAGAGCGCTTGGTGAAGTAGAAGAAAGAGATAATACCAATATAAACTGGAATCCAAAATAAAAGCATGCTAACTGTGACCATAGTATCATCTCCTAAATAGAATCAGGTCAACTAGGATTATAACATTTTATCAGATAATAACCAAATATAATGGAGGAAATGGAATGAAATACAAATGCTTAGAAACATTTAGTTTACCTGAATGCGATGATGGAGTTGAAACAGAGCGAGAGGTTGATGTTCTGAAAGGGAGTATCTGGGAAAGTGAAGAAGATATCGAAGACAATGACACAGAAGTAGAACTTGCTCACGAAAGCGGCGCTTGGTTAGAAATTTCAAGAGAATTGTTTGATTTGATGTTTGAGGAGGCAGAAGCATGAGCGAACTAAAAAAAGAATTAGAACAAGATAAAGCCTTTATTGAGGAAGTAGCAAATAAAATCTATTTAGACACGGACAATATAGAAGAGTCTCTACCAGAGCCTGAATGGATTGATCGAATGACTGAAATAGCTGATAAATATATTACACGTTTTGAAACATCTTACAATTTTGCTAATAATCTTGCAGATGAACTATTAGCTTCTAATATTCAACTCAACGACAACCAGAAAATCGTGTTGGAGTGGTTGAAACTAACTGCGCCAACAGGAAAGCCAATGCAAGTTGTATTTTGGATGATGAATAATGCAGCATGGGGGCATTTAGACGAATTAAGGGATCCTTTGATGGAATTAACAGACAAAGAGCAATTCGAAGTCCTAGCAGCATTCGCTCAATGGGGATTAAAACAGGAGGAAGCGGAATGAATGTTCAAAATAGCATTTTATCTGTTCGATTACAAAGATGGTTCGTTTAAGAAAGTTTATTTCCATCACTGGAATGATAGCAAGCCAGTTTTTACAAAAAACAAGAGGAGAGCTCAGGAGTATTTTGATGAAAGATCAGCAAATAAAGATATAGTGCAGTTAAAAAAAGCAGAATCACCATCTGCGAAAACATTGTCAATTCGATTGGAGGAAAAAGAATGAAACTAAAAGACGGATTTTACGCTAGCAGCAACGGCATCGGCGGTTTAATGCTAGATATGCCGACAAAGAATCCTAAAAAACGTAAGAAACCAAAAGTCAAAGTCGGTGACATGGTTCGCTGCGAAGCAGAAGGGTTCATCTATCCATTTCGTGGATATGTAAAGCACGTCTATAATCACTCAGCGATCATTCGCATTGAAAACACGATGGAATGTGACAAGTGGCTAGCGAAAAGCAAAGAGAATTTAGCTGTAGCGAGATTGGTGGATATTGAACTAATCAATGACAAATAAAAAAGCCGGATCGCTCCGACTGATGTAATAAATCCGACAAGTTTATTATATCACATAAAGGAGCGGTTTGACTTGATGCAATTGTTACGAGAGGTAGATTTCAAACAGACAAGATGTAATGCGAGAGATGTGCTGAAGAACTTTCGGCGTTTGGAGCGGATGGCAGGTCGCTCTTTGATAGATATTAAGTCGCCGATTATTACGGATATGCCGAAGGCACCGAAGCATGGCAATAAGGCAGAAGACGCGATTATTCAGATGATGGATATAGAAGCGGAGAGAGACGCGATTTTAGCGGCTTTGATGGCTCTTAGTCTGATTAGTCGTCAGATACTCTACTACAGCTTCTGTGTGCCAGATAGCTTCTCAAACTACAGAATTAGCCGTGAAGTGGGTTATTCAGAAAGAAGTATACAACGGATGAAGTCGGAAGCTCTAATAGAGTTTGCAGAAGCATATAAACACGGAAGAATAATTGCTTATAAATAATTTGGCGGTTTTTTGGCGGAATGATGGCGGTTTTTAGCTATTTACCAGTGATATTATGGTAGTGTCGAAAGATTAGTGATAGGTCTGAGACAAAATAAAATGTAAGGGAGGAAACCTCCCTTATCGTTGCTAACTTCTTCTTTGAATAGAGAGCAATCGGAAAAACTACTCACATATTTTTTCTCTATACGATCGCTGTTTATTTTAAAATTGTTAATAAACAGGCAACAGCTACAAATAAACCAAATCAAAAATAGTTCATTTCTTCTTATGAAGTTGTTGTCTGTTCTTTAATTAAACATAGAGGACGTAATATCAGGGTTTCATCATTAATGAAAGGCAATTTAATAGATTCGTCTAAGGTTTTAAAATCCCAAGTGGTTAAGTAATTAGGCATTCTTAAACTAATTGCTTCATCAAATTTAGATAGTTCCAGTAACTTATCCATTAGAACGTGTGGGCGTTCTGCCATATTCAATTTAGGTGAATAGCCACCGCTAACTAGGTCGCTGAAGTATTGAGATACAGCATGATCTACATATGCATATAACTCATCTATATATGCAGCTTTATTTGATTCTTCATCATGGAAATACTCATTGTGGAAGAAATATTCATTTATAATTGGATTAGAGCTGGTCTTGTATAGAACGTTAGTAGCTGTTGCGGGGCCAAATCTTGTATCCCAAATAATTTCAAACGGAATAAAGTCTTCGTTTGCTCGTTTAGCGAGTCTATTGAAAGTAAAAACTGCATGTTCAAATGCTTGTATTTCATGTTTGTTCATGTAAAAACACTCCTAAGGATTAATTTCAACGCTCTCTATCGTTGATAATATTTATTATACAACAAGTAATCGTTTTCACAAGTTGTTTTTTGATTACTGTGGTGGAATAGGTAAACGCACTTGACTTCCAAAAGAAACCAGTTAAGGGCGGAACGTAAGTTCAAATTAGGGTAGGTATCATGCAAGGTTTGTCTCCTTGCCAGTGACTTTGGTTTACGGTAATCCATAACTGCCTGTCAGTAAAACCGCTAGCAACCGAGGGATGTGGCAGTGGTTAGGTGCAGGAAGTATTAGACTTGTCTGTGTGTAGGTTGCTATTACATATTAGATCACTCATTGAGTGGTCTTTTTATTTTGCGTAAAGGAGGCTACATAATGAGGAACTACTGGTATGTATCGCTAACTAATGAATATCCTCGAACCATTGATGATTGTTCAGTGCGTGTTGTGCGTTCTGTACAAATCAAAGGGAAGTACTCCATCATTGAAATGACCAGAGAAGCTACACCGAAAGAGATCGATAAATGCAAACTTCTTTATTGCGGTCATGGATATTGGAAAGACGAATATATTCAGAAAAATATTAGGAGGTACTTATCATAAAAAATTTTTATGAAGCTGTTCTAAAAACAACAGTAAGCAAAGAGTTATCAAAAGTGTATAAGAAAGCATTGGAAATTGAAAACGATCGTAAATGGGTAGAAAACTCTATTACTGCTAATGGAGAAACCACCATTGAAATTAAACCGGTTTGGGGCGGTTGTTATGCGAACGTAGATATCACAGAAATCGGAGAAGGTAAAGCTGTGTTGATTCTAACTCTAGTATCAAGAACTTTACCTAATTTGAAAGAAACAGTTAGAAGTTATGAACTAGACGGAATGGAAACTATCCATACCAGTTATTAATTACACATATTGAAAGGTGGTGATGGAAAATGAGTAAGTTGAATCCTAAGCAACAAGCCTTTGCTGATGAGTACATCATCACAGGCAATGCTTATCAGTCAGCGCTGAAAGCTGGCTATAAAGAAAACTACGCTAAGAACGCACAAGAAAAATTGGTGGAAAAAGGTGGAAAAGTATCCGACTACATTCAAGAGAAGCTAAAAGAAGTTCAAACTAAGAGGCATTTAACAATGGAAGAAGCTTTGGCTATTACTGCTTCTATCGCAAAAGGAGAACCACAACGCTTTGAAGTTGTTAAGAGAGATCCTTATACAAACGAAATCATAGAACGTGAAGTGAGTGAATATTCAGCAGGTTTCAAAGAACGTAACCAAGCACTTGAGCATTATTATAAAATAAACGCAGCGTTTGTAGATAAGCAGAAAGTTGAAATTTCTGAAATACCTACTTTCATTGATGATATAAGTAGTGATGATGATGGCTAAAAAACTATCTGAATTTCTTCCGCCGAAGTTTCATTCAGTATGGAGAGCGACTTTAAATCAAGACATTCTTAATATAGTTTGTAAAGGTGGCCGGGGTTCAGGAAAATCATCAGATATAGCGCATATCGTTACTCAGTTACTTATGAGATATGCAGTGAATGCTGTAGGTATACGTTATGTTGATAATACACTTGAGCAATCTATTTACGAACAAATGAAATGGGCAATTGAGAAGCAGGGAGTATCGCGCCTATTTAAGTTTAATAAGTCACCACTTAAAATTACTTATCTTCCAAGAGGGAATTATATGATATTCCGTGGTGCTCAAAACCCAGAACGAATCAAGTCTTTAAAAGATAGCAAGTTTCCATTTGCTATAGGTTGGATTGAAGAATTAGCAGAATTTAAAACAGAAGATGAAGTCACGACTATCACGAACTCCCTTTTACGTGGAGAATTAGATGATGGTCTTTTTTATAAGTTTTTTTACAGCTACAATCCACCTAAGAGAAAACAATCTTGGGTAAATAAAAAATATGAGACTTCTTTTCAACCAGACAACACTTTTATTCATCACTCGACCTATCGGGATAATCCATTCATCTCTAAGGAATTTCTGAAAGAAGTTGAGGCAACTAGAGCAAGGAATCCAAGAAGGGCTGAGTGGGAATATGATGGTAAAGCTGTGGGGTCAGGAGTTGTACCTTTTGATAATCTACAAGTTAAGAAAGGTTCTATTACAGATGAAATGATCTCTAACTTTGATAACATCCGCAACGGTTTGGACTATGGATATGCAACGGATCCTTTAGCGTTCGTCAGATGGCATTATGACAAAAAGAAAAACGGTATTTATGCAATCGATGAAATTTACGGCGTGAAGATCAGCAATAGAGAATTTGCAAACAAAGCTAAATCTAAAGGTTACCAAAATGAGGAGATATTTTCAGATAGCGCAGAGCCAAAGAGTAATGCTGAATTAGTTAATGAACATGGCATGAAAGGAATAAAAGGCGTGAAAAAAGGACCTGATTCTGTTGAGTACGGTGAACAGTGGCTAGATGATTTGGCTTTTATTTGTATTGATCCACTACGCACTCCGAATATTGCTAAGGAATTCGAGAACATCGACTATCAAACAGATCGTGATGGAAATCCTAAGCCAAGGTTAGAGGATAAAGATAACCATACGATTGATGCGACAAGATACGCCTTCAACGAAGACATGTGGGCCAAAAAGAAATCAACCGTTACTAAAGAGCAGCGGAACAAAATCAGAAGAATGTTTTAAGGAGTGTGAGAAATGGATAAGGTAAACGAATTTGAATACGGTGCTGATATACATTATTCTAACGACGTGAACACAAATTATGTAAAGTTTAGCGTAGATTCCAATCTTCACTATAGGTTTAGCTCAGCAGAAGATTTACTTAACGATTTAGATACTTTAGCAGCAATGATAAAACATCATCATGAATATCAGGTAAAGCGGCTTAGTGTATTAGATGATTATTACAAAGCTAGAAATACAAATATCATGGATAACCGTAGACGTAGAGAAAAGGAAAAAGCGGATCACCGATCAGCACATAACTTTGGAAAAGTTCTTTGTACGTTTGATGTTGGGTACAACACAGGCAATCCCATAAAAGTGCAAATCGAGGATACAAATCAACAAAAAGAAATCGAAGAGTTTAATACTAATAATGACATAGATGGGTTAAATGCTGAACTCTGGCTTGATATGGATAAGTATGGGAGAGCCTATGAGATTATCTATCGAGATTCAGATGATACAGATTATGTTGATTTGGCTAATGTATTTGAAACGTTTGTTGTATATGATACTACAGTAAAACGAGAGCCTATTTTGGCTGTACGGTATCCTAAGACAAGATTCAACAAGGATGCTGATAAACAGTACATTCAACCAATCGTATACACAGAAGAAAAAAGTATCACTTATGATGAGACGACACTAACAGCAATTGAGTTAAAGAATCCCCAGGATGAACCGCATGAATATAAAGAGGTACCTATTACAGAGTATTCTCCTAATCGTTTTCGGATGGGCTTGTATGAAGATGTACTATCTTTGATTGATCTATACGATGCAGGGCAGTCTGATACCGCCAACTATATGACTGATCTAAACGATGCTCTCCTAGTTATTAGTGGCGATATTGAAGCAGCAGGACTATCCACAGAGGACGCCATCAAGCAGAAAGAAGCGAATATGCTTTTGCTTGAGTCTGGGACTGATGTGAACGGTAATAAAACAAGTGTGACTGCAGGATATATTTACAAACAATATGATGTGAACGGTGTAGAAGCATACAAAGACAGAGTGCGCAAGGATATCCACGAAATCTCAATGGTTCCTGATCTTACTGATGACAATTTTTCCGGAGTGCAATCAGGAGAAGCAATGAAATATAAATTATTTGGATTTGAACAAATGACGGCAACAAAGCAAAGGCTATTCAAAAAAGGTCTTATGCGGCGTTATCGTCTTTTATTTAGCCTAAAATCAAGTGTTTCTGAAATGGATAACTCCGATTTGAAAGGCTTCCGTGTAATATTTACGCCTAATCTACCTAAAGCCATTCTGGAAGAGTTGAAATCTTTGGTTGATGCTGGAGCTGAACTCAGTCAAGAGACGATCTTAGGACTCGCTTCTTTTGTTCCAGATGTACAGGCAGAGTTGAAACGAGTAAATAAAGAAACGCAAAAGCAGATTGGCATTTTTGATTCAGATGGTGAAGAAGTAATTAACAACAAAAAAGATGAAACAGGGGAGTGATTAAATGAACTCCCAAGAATATTGGATCAAACGGGAAAAGGAATGGCAAAAGCAACAAATTAAAGATGATAAAAAGCGCATGGCAGAAATTAAAAGTCGCATGCAATACGCACAAGATGCGATACAAAAAGAAATAGACGCGCAGTGGGACAGTTTCTCCAATGGTCAGAAAATCACTCGTAGCGAAGCGATGAAGCGTGCTAGTGAAATGGATGTCAAAGCATTCGCTCGCAAAGCAAAGAAGTATGTCAAAGAGAAAGATTTTTCTCCTACAGCAAACCAAGAATTAAAGCTATACAATCTTACGATGCGTGTAAATAGATTAGAGCTCTTAAAAGCTAACATCGGGCTTGAATTGATTTCACTGTTTAATGAATTGGATAAGTACTTTTCGAATGAATTAACAAAAGCTGGTTTAGCTGAATTGAAGAGACAAGCCGGTATTTTAGAAATGACTATTGCTTCAAGTGGATATGCAAAGCTGATAGAACTAGTAATAAACAGCTCCTTTTTGAGTGATGACGTGTCTTTTAGTGATCGCTTGTGGATGTATCAATCTGAATTGAAATCAGAATTAGATAGGTTGTTAGTCAGAAGTATAACAATGGGGAAAAATCCCAAGCAACTTGCATCTAAATTGGCAGAATATTTAACAGCTGAAGGACGAGAAAACACTAAGTTCAACACTCAACGTTTGATGGTGACTGAAACGACTAGAGTTCAGGTAGGGATCCAAGAACGAAGTTACAGAGATGCAGGCATTACCCAGTACATCTATATAGCAGAACCAACAGCGTGCAAACTATGTATACCGTTAAATAATCAAGTTTTTGATGTTGCCGATATGCAGCCGGGAAGTAACGCTCCTAACATGCATCCATTTTGTCGATGCAGTACAGCACCTTATATAGAACGAATATCAAGTCGTTAATACAAATTAACGGCTTTTTATTGTGCCTTCTTACAGCTTACAGGCGTTAAAGAGAAAGCTATTTTCGGCTGACCGGCGTAACTGGTCAAATTTATCGGGTAGCGGCGTAACCGTGGAGGATTAATCATGAAAAAACGTTTATTTATGCCAATGAACTTACAATTTTTTTCTGAACCAGGAGATGGTGGATCTGGTGATGAGGGACAACAAGGAAACCTACCAGCTGGCTCACAAGAGACACCGACCGAAGCAAAAGAAGAAAACAATACTGGCAAAACATTTTCTCGTGATGAAGTAGCGAAAATGATCGCTGCTGAGACGAATAAAGCAAAAGCAGCGTGGGAAAAAGAACTAGAAGCAAAAAAAGAAGAAGCTAAAAAGCTGGCAAAAATGAATGCGGAAGAAAAACTACAGCATGAGTTGGAACAAAAAGAAGCTGAAATCGCTGAATTAAAGCGTGGACAGGCACTATCTGAAATGACGAAAGAAGCTTCTAAAATGCTGACAGATGCAAATTTACCACACGATGATGATTTACTTGGTCTGATTGTTTCTGATGATGCAGATGCCACAAAACAAGCTGTAGCAGTCATCACTAACTTTGCTTCTTTGATTAAGAGAGAAAACGCAAGACAAACACCACCAAATGAAGGTGGACAATTTACAGCATCGAAAAATACTAAAGAAACAGTGGCTAAACTAGCTGCTAAAAATCGAATTATCAAATAGGAGGAAAACTTAATGAAAAAGAAACAACTTTTACCAATGAACTTGCAAATGTTTGCTCAAACATGGGATCCAGATAATGTCTTGGTATATGAAACGAAAGAGGGGAAAATTCCTGATAAATATAATACGCTCATTTTGAGTGAAGTTATGGAAAATTCTAAGATCATGCAGTTAGCAAAATACGAAGAAATGACTGACAAAGAAAAGAAATTTGAATACTTTGCAGAAGGACCAGGCGCATACTGGGTGGGTGAAGGTGAAAAAATTAAAACGTCTAAACCTAAATGGATGCAAGCCACGATGACTGCAAAAAAACTCGGTGTCATTCTTCCGGTTTCTCGTGAATATTTAAATTATAAATTATCAGATTTCTTTGAGGAGATGCAGCCAAAAATTGCTGAAGCTTTCTATAAAAAATTTGATGCAGCTGCCTTATTAAATAAAGAAAACCCATTTCCTCAGTCACTAGACGGATCAGTTATTAGTGCGGGGAATGTGGTTGAAGGCGGATTGACTTATGATAATATCCTAGCCTTAGAAGACAAGTTAGCAGAAAATGAATTTGAACCTAATGCGTTTATTTCAAACCGAAAAAATCGTACAGAATTACGTTCTGCAGCTCAAACAGTTGGGTCAAATGTTGAGTTTATTTATGATCGCTCTGCTAATACAATTGACGGATTACCAGTAGTAGACCTTAAGTCTTTAGATAAAGGAACTCTTTACGCTGGAGACTTTAATTACATGTTTTATGGAATCCCATATAATATTTCATTTAAGATTTCTGAAGAAGCCCAATTGTCTACTTTAACTAATGAAGATGGAACCCCAGTTAACTTGTTTGAGCAAGAACTGATTGCTTTGCGTGCAACAATGGATGTTGGATTTATGATTGTAAAAGATGAAGCATTTGGGAAGATTTCCCCAAAAGCGTAACGCCTGCTACCGGTATTGTGCCAAATCAAAAGACATGGACCGGTAAAGTAGGCGATACTAAAACATTTACTATTTCAGCTGTGCCTGCAGATGCTAGCGATGCAGCTGCTGTTGTTGCAGCTACTACAGCAACTTCAAGTGATGGAGCTATCGCAACAGTGACCAAAAATGAAAATGGTGGTTTTGATGGAACGATTGCAGCAGAAGGATCAGCAACATTCACATTTACTTCTGGAGAATTCACTACTTCAATCAATGTGACAGGTCAACCTGCTAGTTAGGAAGTAAAAATATGACGATTGCAGATGATATTAAAAAACTTCTTAAAGGAACAATAGATGAAAAGCTTGAAGTTATTGAGCGAAGAACGAATGAGCGTATGAAAACCTTGTTAAATACGCAAGAAGTTCCTAAAGAATTTGAAACAGTTGTATATGAAGTATCGTTGAAAAGATTCAATAGAATTGGTCAAGAAGGTATGCAGTCATATTCTCAAGAAGGTTTATCTATGGCTTTTCCTGATTCGGATTTTTCAGAGTATCAAAATGAGATTGACGAATTTAAGCGTAAAGATCAGGAAGAGTTGTACAAGCCAAAGCGAGGGAGGTTTAAATTTATATGAGATTTACAGATGAAATTATATTTGTTAAACGTTCATCTGACTCTAAATATGATCCAGATCTCGGTGAGTGGGTTGAAGGCAAACCAGAAAGAACAAGAACAGAGGCAAACGTGACAGATATTGGCACTGATAGAAGTGTGACTATTTTTGGTAGTGTGGAAGAAGGGGCGAAGGTCATTAGGACGCAGCCTCTTTTTTCTATCCCTACATTTGACTATATCGAGATTGAAGGAAAGACTTGGCACCAAAAAACAGCTAGAAATCCAGCATATAGAAATAGTTTAATTGTGCAAGAGGTGGTTCTTGATGAAGGCACAACTTGAATATAAAGGAATCGATCAGCTGATGCGACATCTGAAAAAAGCAGCAACGCTTAATGACGTTCAAAAAGTCGTGAAAAGTAATACTGCTGAAATGACTGAACGAATGCAAAAAGGTGCGCCAGTGGATACAGGTTACTTACGAAGATCAATAAACATGAATCTTTTAGAAGCTGGTTTAACTGGTATTGTAGGACCGACAGCAGACTATGCTCCTTATGTAGAATATGGAACTCGCTTTATGTCGGCCCAGCCTTATGTTAGACCAGCTTTTAATTATCAAAAAGTCAAATTTATGGCTGAAATGAAAGCCTTGGTGAAATGATGATTAAGACAAGAGATCAGTCGATTTTTGATGAACTTTTTAAAATATCCCAAGATAAACTCGGATATAAAACATACGATTACAAAACTTTAGAGGATGTTGGTTATCCTTTTGTGGAATTTGAAAACACTCAGACTATCCATGAAGTAAATAAAACTGACATTAAAGGGTCTGTGATTGTGATTTTATCCGTTTGGGGATTACAGAAGAAACGAAAGCAGGTGTCAGATATGGCATCTGCTCTTTTTAATGAAGCTAGATTGATAGAAGCCACAGAAGGCTATTATTGGGCTTTAAATTATCAAGCAAGTGGAATTCAAGTGATGGACGACACAACAACGAATACACCGCTAAAGCGGGCGGTTGTTACACTTGAATTTAGAATTAGATAGGAGGAAGAACATGGAAGCATTAAAAGGTATTGATGTCATTTTGCTTTATCGCTTATTGAAAAAAGAAACTCAGGAAGCTGCTTGGAAAATGGCATTTCAAACAGAACATGAAAATGGATTATCAAGAGATTCAGACTCTACAGTGACAAAAGACGGAAACGTTCAAAGTTTAAGCCCGGTTGAATATGATTTTTCGGCTACTTCAATAGTTGCTAAAGGAGATTCTCATGTAGATGAAATGAAACAAGCCTTATTAAATGGCGATATCATTGAAATTTGGGAAATCAACAAAGCAGAACAGGGAACAGATGATAATGCAAATAAGTACAAAGCTACTTATTACCAAGCATATGTGTCTGAATTTACTCCATCGGCTGCTGCAGAGGATAACGTTGAATTAAGTTTATCATTTGCAGTAAATGGTGTTGGTCAAGATGGTTATGCAACCTTGACAGAAGATCAAGCCGATGTTGTTCAATATGCATTCAAAGATACCGTGAAAGCAACTTCGACAGGAGCATAAGAGGGCTTAGATGCTCTCTTTTTTATTTTAGGAGGATGAAAAACATTGAAATTAAAAATTAAAGGTAAAGAATATTCGTTTAAATTTGGCACTAAATTTGTACGTGAATTAGACAAAGTGATGCCTTTCATCGATGGAAATATGGAATTCGGAATGGGACTCTCAGCAAAAGTCTTACCGGAATTACGTTCTTATAATGTCAACACGTTGTCACGAGTTTTAGAAATAGCAAATAGAACAGAAGAAGAAACTATTACGTTGGATGAAATGGATGATTACATCGATGAAGTTAAAGACATCGAAAAATTGTTTGATGAAGTCCTAAAAGAATTGGCGGAGTCGAACGCGGGAAAGTTAGCGGTTCGAAACCTGAATCAGAAATTGAAAGAAGCGGAAAAACAACAAGCGGAATAAATTCTGCACTTGCATACGAACAAATTCTTATCAATTCTTTTCGATATTTGGGAATGACCAATATCTCAGATATCGAAAGAATGACGTTATATGAATACAACATTCGTATGACTGCAGCCCAGTTATCTTGGCTTGACAAAGAAAAGTTGATTCACGAATTAGCGTGGGCAAATCAGCAAGTCCAAGCGGAGAAAAAAGTAGGCAAAAAGACAGTTCCTGTATATCGATCCTTTGAAGAATTCTTTAATTATCAAAAAATCGAAGATTCAATCATGGGAGTTTCCGAACTTTCAAAACAAGATAAAAAATTCCAAAGCTTACTAACTAAAGCTAACTCTTGAGGAAAGGAGGAAAATCATGGAACAATTTTCTGTTGAAGCCTTATTAAAAGCCACAGATAGTGGATTTGTAAAGACTTTTAAAGATGCACAAGATGCTGTTAAAACTTTTGAAAAGAATTCAAATAGTATGACAACCGCTGTTGGTAAAGTGATGCAAGGTACTGGTGCCGCAATGACAAAGTATATTACCACACCTCTTATAGGAGTAGGCGTAGCAGCTGCTAAAGTTGGTGGTGACTTTGAAGCACAAATGAGTCGTGTAAAAGCTATATCGGGAGCAACTGGCGACACATTCGAACAGATGAAACAGCAAGCGATTGATCTAGGAGCAAAAACTGCTTTTAGCGCAAAAGAATCAGCTGCTGGAATGGAAAACTTAGCTTCTGCTGGATTTAGCGCACAAGAAATCATGAAAGCAATGCCGGGTCTTTTAGACTTAGCAGCTGTATCTGGAGGGGATGTGGCTCTAGCTTCTGAAAATACTGCTACTGCTTTGAGAGGATTTGGTTTAGAAGCAAGTGAAGCAGGACATGTCGCTGATGTATTTGCTCGTGCTGCTGCGGATACCAATGCTGAAGTTGGAGACATGGGAGAGGCATTGAAGTATGTTGCTCCTGTAGCCAATTCAATGGGTATTTCTTTGGAAGAAACTGCAGCAGCTATTGGTATTATGAGTGACGCAGGTATTAAGGGTTCTCAAGCAGGTACAACGTTGCGAGGAGCATTGTCTAGGTTAGCAAGGCCAACAAAGGCTATGCAAGATACAATGGATAATTTAGGTGTTTCGTTTTATGATGCTGACGGTAAAATGAAACCTTTAAAAACTCAAGTAGAATTACTTAAAAAAGCTTTTAAAGGTCTGACGCCTGAACAACAACAAAATGCTTTAGTAACACTATATGGACAAGAATCATTATCTGGAATGATGGCATTAATTGATAAAGGGCCAGATAAACTAGGGAAACTAACTGAGTCTCTTAAAAATTCTGACGGTGCAGCTGACAAAATGGCAAGAACTATGCAAGATAATATGAATTCATCATTAGAACAAATGATGGGAGCATTTGAGTCAGCTGCAATAGTTATTCAAAAGATTTTAGCTCCAGCAGTTAGGAAAGTTGCTGATTCAATTTCAGGATTAGTTGATAAATTTGTTTCTGCTCCTGAACCTGTACAAAAGATGATAGTTACAATTGGGCTGATAGTAGCTGCAATTGGCCCTTTGTTGGTAATATTCGGGCAAGCTGTTGTTACTCTACAAAGAGTAAAAGTTGGCTTCCTAGCCTTGCGTTCTGGACTTGCTCTCATAGGTAGTAGTTTTACTGCTATTTCTTTACCAGTTTTAGGAATAATCGCTGCCATAGCGGCTGTTATAACTATAGGAATTTTAGTTTATAAAAATTGGGATAAAATTTCTAGATTCGGAAAAGAAGTATGGGCAAATGTGAAGAAATTTGCGTCCGATGCAGCTGAAGGAATCAAAGAAAAATGGGGAGATATTACCCAATGGTTCTCTGATACTTGGAATAATCTGAAAAGCGGAGCCAAGGGACTTTGGGATGGAACAATACAAGGTGCTAAAGATGCCGTTGATAGTGTGAAAAATGCTTGGAACGGCATCAAGGAGTGGTTCGCTAATCTTTGGAAAGGTACAACAAGCGGCTTAGCTAGTGCTTGGGACAGTGTAACAACTACCCTTGCGCCATTCGTTGAAACAATCAAAACAATATTCCAGCCAATGCTTGAATTCTTTAGTGGATTATGGGGACAAGTCCAAACAATCTTTGCTTCAGCTTGGGAAATTATAAAAACTGCTGTAATGGGTCCAATTCTGCTTTTGATTGATTTGATAACAGGCAATTTTAATCAGCTAAAAGAAGATGCTTCGATGCTGTGGACTACATTAACCACAAATATCCAAAACATTATCACAACATTTGTAGATATAGTTGTTGGTTATTACACATCCTTAAAGGATACTGTTATAAATATCTGGAATGTGTTAGCTTCTACTATCAAAGATGTGTGGAATTCTTTTACTACATGGATCAAAGAGACAACTAACAATATTGTAAATAGTATTAAACAGGGATGGAGCAACCTAAAACAAGGGACAATCGATCTGTTTAATAATATGATTCAAGGAGCGAAAGATTTATGGAATTCTTTCAAAACTTGGTTTATTAATCTAGTTATTGGAACTAAGGATAACATCATTCAGGGATGGGAAAACCTAAAACAAGGTACTATAGATACTTTCAACAATTTAGTAAATGGTGCTCAAGAGGCATGGGATAATTTAGTAAATGCTGTTAGTGATACGGTGGATAGAGTAACTGGCTGGTTTGATAACTTGAAAAATATCGACTTATTAGCAGCCGGAAAAGCCATCATGGATAGTTTTCTAGAAGGGTTACAAAATGCATGGAAATCTGTGCAAGATTTTGTTGGAGGTATTGGTGATTGGATTCGTGAACACAAAGGACCTATCCAATACGATAGAAAGCTATTGATTCCAGCTGGTCAGGCTATTATGAATGGTCTGCATAAAGGTCTGATGGGAGGATTCAATGATGTACAGAATACTGTTGGAGGTATGGCGGACTTTATTGCGGAACTTTTCAATGCAAATCCTGATGTAGATATAGCTGCAAATCTGAAAAATGCAAATAAAAACATTGGTGCACAAGTTGAACATAAAGTAAATATGGGCGGCTCTACTAAACCAGCTGTATTTAAATTCAATCTTGGAAGACAATCGTTTAGATTATTTTTGGACGATATTGCACAAGCTATGGGCGAAGGTGCAGACATTAATCTAGAATTTTAGGAGGGAATATTTTGGATCAGCGAGAAAATAAAATGTACTCATTCAAAGATACAACTATTAATCTCAATAGTTCTAAACGATTCCTTCCAACGTCTGCCATGATGTACGATGGAATGTATTTAGAAGATTTGATTGAGGGGTATCAAACACTCACGATTGAAGGTAGAGAAATGCTTTCTGTAGAAGTTGAACAGCAAGAGATACAAATTGGTTCAATCATTACAAATCAGAAAATACCTTCAAGAACACTAAAAATAACATACAAACTGGAAGATAGAGATCCAGAAAAACTACAGTTTAAATTCAAAGAACTGTTGAATTATTTATACCGGAATGAAGACGTGGAAATTAGGTTTCATGATGAATTAGATTATTATTACTACGGTCGCTATACATCAACTGATACTGTTCCAGGAGACTCCAACTCCATTATTTCGAGTTTTAATGTATTCTGTGCGGATCCACTAAAGTATACGAAAGAATGTGTTAGTGATGGCTATATTGGAAATCCGATACAGTTTCCTATAACACCAAGAAAAATTGAAGTTACTTTATCCATGAATAATTCAATCAAAATTACAAACGGAGAACAAAATATCACGATAACTGATGCGGCAATAAAAACAGGAGACGTGTTGGTTTTTGATTTTTCCGATGAGCAGGTAACTGTAAACGGAGAAGATTGTACTTCTATGATTGATTTAGAAAGTGATTTTGAGAACTTTTATCTTAAGCAAGGTCAGAAGATAACTAGCAATAATGGGAAGCTTAAAATATTCTATAGGGGGGCGACAATTTGAGTGAGACAGTTTATTTCTTTGATCACTTGCAAAAACTTATTAAAAGGAAAAATACAAGAAGTTTGATTGAAGTCTCCCAAGAAAAAGAAATTAGTTCTGATAAGAGCGATCTAATGAAAGATACTCTATACGTTACGACAAAATATGATAAAGAAATAGAGGATGCAAGATATATGGCGATTCGTGAAAACGAGTCGTCTTTTTCGTTGTATCGAATTACTAAAGTTAGCGACCCATCTGAAACATTAGAGTTTACAGGGTTAGGATTTGCAACAAATGAATTAGATGCTTACATCATCAAAGATATTAGACCGAGTGGGCAGCCCTTAAAAAATGTCCTTGATCGATTGATTGAATTTACTGAAGGAAATTGGCGCGTTGGTCACGTAGAAGCAATGTTACCAACAGTAACTGCAACTTTTTACTATGTCTCTGTAAAAGAAGCGTTGAAAGAATTGCAAACCTTAGGTATGGAATTTGTCTTTAGGTGTTCTTTGAATTCTGATGGAATAAAGGATAAATGGATCGAAGTATATGAACAAATTGGCGAAGAATCGAATACACGTTTCGTATATGGTAGTAAAGCATTAACAGTTGTAAGAGAGATAGATAGAAGCTCAATCTCAACTTCAATGATAGGTCGTGGGCGAGGCGAAGAGGTTGGTGACGGTTACGGTAGAAGAATTGAATTCACTGATGTTGAATGGAAAAAGTCGAATGGTGATCCTTTAGATAAGCCTAAAGGCCAAAATTGGCTTGAAGATCCGGAATCAACTCAAAAGTATGGGATACCACAAAAAGATGGATCAATGAGAAAACGAGAAACCGTAGTAGTGTTTGATGATATAGATGATCCAACAGATTTACTTAAAAATACTTATTCAACCTTAATCGATTCTGCTAGACCGTTAGTACAATTCAAAGCTGAAGTCACTGGAGGAGATGTGATAGGAAATACAGTGACTATTCACAGATACGATAAAGGTTATCACTATAAAACTCGTATTTATAAAACTACATTCAATCGGCTTACCGGTCAAACGAATATCGAACTAGGGGATAATTTAACACAAGATGTTAGAAAACAAACGGCTTCTATTGTCAATAATATTAATAGTTTAGAATCTAGCAAAATGACATTTTACGAATCGACAGAGATTGGAAAATATCAAGATGACATTATGCGAGGCGCAGGAGATAATGGCGGTTCTATTTATTGGGTAAATGGAATTGAAGCTGGTGTTAGTGATAGTAGAGAAATCTATGAAACTGTTTATATGGATGGACCTAACATTCCTAGATCACGCTTTTTTATGGTCCAAAATAACTCAGGAATATCTTTCAAACAGTGTAAAAAAGGTGAATGGCAAACAATCCAAGATGTACACAATGGCAATAGCACGACTGCGTGGACGTTGGATGGAACTTTCAATGCTAATTTTATTAAAGCAGGAATTCTTTCAGGTATTCTCGTGCAAGGGGTAGCTTTAAAGACATTGGATGATAAAGATTTCCAATTAGTGGCAGAAGGAGGACAACTTTCTTTTGAAAAAAAGGTCATTTCAACTGGGCTTGACGATGTTCACGGAGAATCGCTTGGATCCATCGTAGCAACTTATGGAGGCGGAAAAATAAATGGGTTTGCTGTATGGAAAGAACCAAACTATATTTTTTCCATTAACGCTGGGGACGGCGGCGATCGAGGAAATCCTGTTTTTCAAATTCCAGCAGACGTTACTGCTGATAAGCGCAAATATAATCTTTACGGTGATGGTAAATTTTCAGAAGGAAATATAACCATAGATGGTCGTCTAGATGTCAAAGAATTATATGTGAACGGCGTTAAAATCGATACAAACGGTGGAGACAATACTGGAGGAAACGATAACGGTTGGAATGGACAATATCCACCAGAAGTAACTACTGATCGGGATAAACGTTATTGGCAGATTTGGGCAATGGCAATAGGTGCTGGCTTTACTAAACAAGCTGCTGCAGCTTTACTTGGCAATGCACAAGGAGAATCAGATGCTAATCCAACCGCCGATGAGGGCAATGGCGCACCAGGATTCGGTTATGGTGTATGGCAATGGACGGATTCCACAGGCACAACTAGCGGACGTGTTTACATGATCAATTTAATGACAAAGGCTGGCATCAGTGATGATCCAGACACGATCACGGCGCAGTTCAAATTGTTGATGTGGCATGCGCCAAATGGTCAATGGATCGCAACTAGCGCTTATCCTTATACATGGACACAATTCATGAATCTGACCGATATCAACATAGCAGCACAAGCATTCGTGGCTAACTTTGAACGTCCACGTGATCCACATCCAGAACGGACGACATGGGCACAAGAATGGTATGACAAATTTAAAGATTTGGAAATTCCTGCATCAAAAGGATATATAAAACCAATTGCAGATCCAATCACAGTGACGAGCGAATTTGGCTGGCGCACTTCTCCAATCACAGGAGCACAAGAGTTTCATAACGGTATTGACCTTGTAAATGGAAACCCTAATACACCTATATTTGCTTCAGCAGATGGCGAAGTGATCGTTGCAGGAGATGCGAACTATTATGACTGGTATGGAAACTGGACAGTAATCAAACACGCTGATGGAATGTATACAGGTTATGCACATCAAAGCCGTGTGGATGTCTCAAAAGGTCAAAAAGTAACTGCTGGTCAGCAAATTGGACTGATGGGGACAACGGGACCATCAACTGGAGAACATCTTCATTTCCAATTTATGGATGAATTTTATCCATCTTCTTCTGGCCATTTCCATAATGCAAGAGACTATATCAATTTCTAAAGGAGGGATAGTCGTGGCAGAAACGCAACATAAAATGGTCCTATCCACCACAGAACCAAATAACGGAATAAATTTGGTTCGGATTCGGCAAGGGGATGTTTTAACTCAAAAGTTCGTTGTTGAAGTAGTAGAACATGGAAAACTAAAAACATTCGATGGCCTAGTGCCATTTTTTATTAACACAACAAAATTTGGCGAAAATCAACCTGTTGAACAAAAAGTACAAGAATACAGTCCGGCACAAGCAAGGCTTGTTTATACGTTAAGTGAGCCTGACTGGCAATGGGGCGGTGAAAACATCGCACATTTCAGTTTCCGATCACTTAATGGTGATGGAACTTGGAGTGAACAATTTAGCACACAGGATTTTACCTATCGAGTCATTTCTGGAATATCTAGAAGCCAGTTACGTGATTCTGGCTATGTGTGGACCTTTGAAAATTTGCTAAGAAAATTCAAAGATTACATGGATCAGGGCAAAAATGACTGGAAGCAGTGGTTAGAAGATAATCGTGAAATACTGGAAAATATCGATCCAGGTGGTACGATCATTAACATTTTAAATGAAGCAAAAGGAGATTATGACAGTTTAGCCGCTCGCTTAGACGATATTCAAAATAAAACATTCAATGTTCCTAAAGGTGCAGAACAAGTGCCAATCAAAAGAGACAAACTTTTCTACGACAAAGGCGCGTATAACTGGGTTCGTCCTACTAACTTAGATACAGTGATCGCGCAAGCAGACAAAACTAAGTTTAACATGGGATTCATGACAGATATTCATGTCGATTCACACCAACAATTTGCCGATCACTTTGACCAAAAAGACAAGATGGAACGCCGCTGGAATATCGTCGGGCAATTTAGAACGCTAGAAACCTTTACGGACGCGATGGTATACGGCGGGGATAATATCGATGGATACAGTGGAGGAACAGCGTCGGGTATTTATCCTTATACCGAACAAGAAAGACGCGCGAAGAACTTACACGTGTTGAAACGCTTTGCTAGCGTAGCGACAGCAGGCGCAGAAGTTCCGATCATTCTTTGCCGTGGTAACCACGAAACAGGTAAAATCCCATACGCAAACGACGGACGTTCACGGCTCGATTCGTTGACAGGATCGGATATTGCCGTAGCATATGATAGCCGTTACGGCCCTAATTTGTTCCCTAACAAAAAAGTTGCGATTTACCGTATCGATACCGATGACTTCGAAGATCATACGAACTCACAAGGAAAATTCATCGAGTTTTCTGGATATTACAACGGTGCTGAGTTTCCTCATGGAAAACTAGGGCAAAACCAATTGCATGCCTTTGGACAATGGTTAGAACAACTTGATAGAAGCTATCACGTTGTAATTGTAGGACATGTGCCTATGGAAAGAGAAAACGACGTAGCAAACGTGACGAAACTAGGAACCTTACTAGACGGCTTCAAACAAGGAGCAAGCGTAACTATTGATTACAATACAATGAACGGTTACAACCCGAGTCCTATGGGACAAAAGACTTACAACTTCGCAACAAAAGGACGCGGAACAGTTGCGGCAATCTTTGCGGGGCATTGGCATTATGAAACAGTGAAATATTTAGGTACAACGCAAATCATTGTAGGAACAAAAGCCTTCCCTTCCGAAGAGGAATACAACACAGCGAATGAAGCGGGTTTCGCAAACGTGCAAATTGATACGGCAAAACGTACGATCAAAGTACAAGGTGTGGGCCACTACACTAATCGCAATTTCACGTATTAGGAGGTTTAATCAGTGGAAAAAGAAATTAAAAAATTGCAAGAATCTGTCAAGTGGATTTTACAACAATTAGCAATTCATTTCGATGGTACGCCGCAACAAGCTCATGTCGATGCTACACCGTTAAATGCCGGTTTTTGTACGCCTGAAATCGCAATGAACGCGCGTGGTATTGCTTTGAAGGATAATGAGCTAGGCTGGAAGTATACTAACGTGTACGACGTTCCACCGGGCTTTTACGCTACCACTAATCAATGGTACAAAAACGGACAAATCACGATGTTTGGCGATGGTTCAATCATGTTACTAGGTGTTATGCAAGAACACAATAAACGGAAACTGCTTTGGGCTTCGGACGGTTACGGCGGAAATATCTATATCGCACGTACGCATAACGATGACAACGGTTATAATAGCCCGGGTTTCCGAAAAGTTGTGACAACCTTCGAGCTATTCAAAGGCGAAAAACATGGCGTGGGTACGACGATAGACTTAAAAGATAGCATGAAACACTACAGTTCCGTCCGAATTCATATTCAAGGTTGGGGCGGTCAGGTGTACGAAGCAAATAACGTGACTGGGCCAGTTGTCATGTTCACTAACTTATATGACGATGCAGGCGGTATGGAAATGTATGAGTTGAAATTAGAACGTGTGACGGATACAAGCTATAAGATCGTTCGTTCCGCCCAAGTAGCAATCACTGAAAATATGAATTACCACAAAAATACAAACGCAGAAATTCAAATCATCAAGATAGAAGGCGTTAAGTAGGAAGGAGGGATTGATTTGGCAGACAGAAAAGTTGGTGAGATCACCGTACCTACAGAACCAGTTAGTCGTGCCACCAAGATTACAGGCTTTACTTTTAAATCTTATGATAAAAATGCTGGTGTTTTACAATTTAATATTGAAAATCAAGACGGAAGTCCAACCGATTTAATCGATGCGACTGTTCGTCTTTTTATGTACATCTATCAAGGGGAAGAGAAAAAGGAGTTCCCAATTTTTGATAATCAGATCATTACTGAAAGCTACATGCAAGGGATTGTAAAATACCGGATTCCTGACATGTTACTTTCTTACGAGGGTAAAGTTGATGCCAATGTTTATATTGATTTTCCAGATGGTAGTCATACGGATAATTTGGCGTTTACTTTTAATATTGAGAAATCTATCATTGATGGCGATGTTCAATTGAATGGAGAATATTATTTTAAGGACTTTCAACAACTACTTGATGGGGTCAAACAAGAGGCGACAGATGCTGTTAACGCAGCATTAACAAATGTGGATTCTACGATTGAAAAGGCAAACCAACAAATAAATGAATTTGTACAGGGAGCCACACAAGCAATTGATCAAACTGTTGACGAGGTAACAGAGCAACTACAAGCTACTCAAACTAAGATTGATACCGTTTCTCAAAACGTTACATCGGCACAAAACAATCTTAAAGCAGTTGAAGACAAGATGAATCAAACCAATCAGCAAATCGGCGATCTCGGCAAGCTGAAGAAAATGTACAGTAACAGCATCGACTTCGGGAACTATGATTATAGCGGGAATCCGAATTTAATGCCTGCTTTAAAAGCTAAGGGTTTTAATAAGCAGTCTGGTGTTACTGTGGAAGATGTTGGGAATGGCTTAAAAATAAATTTTACTAAAACTAATGAGGATACTTATTTAGAATATACAACAAATATGCCAGTTTTATTACCAAATACTCAATATACATTAAGTGCAGATGTTACTGTTTCTGAGGGATACACGGGTAAACTAGAGAATTTAAAGTTAAGTTATAGGATAAGTCCTACCGAAACAACCATATTAAGATTAACGGCTAAAGAGGCACAAATCGGTAAAAAGACGAAAATATTTATTACAGCAAATTCAAGTTCGATAATCGATCCATCAATTTTCGATAGAATGTATTTCACAATTAATACAGCATCAATAGACCCATTTGTTGGAACGGTTTTAATCGAAAATATTAAACTTGAACGTGGTTCAACAGCCACACCACATCAACCTAACTTATTAGCAGAACCTTATAACATGTGCCGCGAATATCCTAACGAGAACATTGCCGATCCTGCAGTTAAGTTTCCGATCACACGTAGTAGCGAGGGAATTTATGCAAAAAATGCATTAGAGGATTTCATTTTAGGTGAAACTTATACTGTGACGATAGGAGCGACTAAGCCTGGCTCACAAAAAATTCGGGTTTATTTAGCTCAACACCAATTCGGTGACTTTAAACCAGTTGAAGAATTGGTTGATACATGGGTCGCCACTGTCTCAATAACTCAGCTAGGGGACAACACAAAAGCGGTATACCTTCAACAAAGCCCAAAAACTTCTTTAGGTTCATGCACCATAAACTGGTTAAAAATTGAAAAAGGAGACACCCGAACCCCAAATATTAGTGAATATAAATACTTTGGTGAAGGATTGAAAGACAGCAACAATCCGAATGATTACAGTTGGGACATCAAGCCTGAATATACTGAAAAAGGCTTGAATAATACGGTTAGTTTGACCGAACCACAGTCAGTTGAAGGTTTAAAAAACTTTGAAGATGGGTTGCAGATTGCAGGTAAAGAAGTTGCTACAGTTCCAGAAGATACCGGATGGGTAAATCTAACAGCGATCAACGGCCACTCTTGGAATAAACAGGGACAAATCAGGAGAATTGGAAAACTAGTGATGTTCCGTGGATCATTAAAAGGTAGCACGCTAAGTACACAAGATTTTTGTACGATTCCAGAAGGATTTAGACCAAGTAATCCAACTGATAATTATGAGTATCAATTCTTGTTACCACCACAAAGTAACAATACTTTAGACAATGGCGGGATGGCTTATATCCGACCGAACGGCGTTTGCGGTCTACCTTCATTTAGGGGAACAGTCAACTTGTTTTTAGCACCAATTCAATACTATATAGACTAGGAGTGAAACGAATGAAAAACATTTGGAAATATGGACGTACTGGCGGAGAGTACGCAGGAAAAGTATTGGACGATATGCTTGTATCCGTTCCTTACACAGATCAGCCTCCACTTGAAGGGGTTCGAGCTGATGGCGAACCGTTAACAATCGACGATCAAATGTTTGATCCTAAATTGAATCAATGGATTATTTTAGCGAACGCACTAGATCACAACGATTTAAACAATCTCAAAGCAATGTATGAGTCGTTAGAAAATGAGAACGGCGATTTAAAGCAGCTCAATGCCAAAATCATGCTAAACGATGTAGCGATTAAACAGGAAAATGCTGCATTGAAAGAAAAAGCGGATAGTTTAGCACAAATCAATTCAAAAATGATGCTTGCTTCGTTACAAAATAGCAAAGATATTTCAGAAATTAAAGAGCAACTAAATCCAGCTTCAAAGGGAGGTGAGTAGTATGTTTAGTTTTAGCGATGTGAAAATGATGTATGATTGGGGCTGTTTTACTGACGATCAAGTTCGACTATTCGTTCCACTATGCATTACAGACGAAGAAGCAGATAAAATCATTAGCAAAGAAGAGAGCGCATCTTAAGTGATGCGTTTTTTTGTTGGAAAGTTGGTGGAACATGAAAGAAGAAGCGCTCCAAGACGTTGTGGAGAGATTAGTAAGAATTGAAACAAAATTAGACAACTACGAATCACTTAGAGAAAAGGCTGATAGTGCAAAAGATTTGGCAGATAAAGCCTATTCAGTAGCACTAAACAATGCAGAAGACATCAAGGAAATGAAGAACAATAATAAATGGGCTTGGGGCTATATGATTGGCTTAGGCATTACAATCATTGGCTATTTCTTGACTAAATTGTAAAGGAGGTGAGAAGAAATGATTTTACCAGATAAGTATTATCAAATCATTAAATGGACGGTTTTAACAGTTTTACCAGCTGCATCTGTTTTAGTAGCCACGTTAGGAAAAGCATATGGATGGAATGGAACAGATATAACAGTACTCACTATTAATGCAGTAGCCACGTTTTTAGGCGTTATCACTGGTGTGTCGGCATATAATTTGAAGAAATAGGAGGAAACAAATGAAAAAGAAAATTACTATTACTGCGATGAGCCTATTAACGGCTCTTTTTTTATTGCCAATTAATGGGTTTGCCTATACGATTAACAATGAATTTAATTTGGACCTAAACGAAGGTAGCTCACAAGTAGCAAATAATCAGTACATTTTACTGCATGAAACGGCTAATGAAACAGCAACAGGACGCAATGAAGCGCAGTATATGCAACGTTCATGGACTAGTGCTTACACTGCTTACATTGTGGGAGACGGCGGAATTGTTTATCAAGTCGGACAACCTGGTTATGTGCAGTATGGGGCTGGTTCGTATGCTAACGCTAACAGTCCTGTGCAAATCGAGTTACAACACACACATGATAAAGCAACGTTTGAGAAAAACTACAAGGCATACGTTGAATTGGCTAGAGATTCAGCAATGAAATATGGTATTCCATTAACATTAGACACTCCTTATAACCAACCAGGAATCAAATCGCATTTATGGGTAACACAAAATATCTGGGGAGATCATACAGATCCTTACGGTTATCTTTCTGAAATGGGCGTAAGTAAAGAAAAATTAGCCTATGATTTAGCTCATGGATTTACCGATGAAAATCCAACTACTTCAGATGATAAACCAGTCATTGATCCAACTAGAGCAGGTGCAGCAAATCCTACACTGACAGATGGAACGAATTACGCCCACATTGATCAGTTTGGGGAAATCGAAAATGCAAACTTGCATGTTGCTGGTTGGCATATTGCTAACTATCAATACGAGTATATTTTCATTATGGATTACAATACTGGAAAAGAATTAGCTCGAGTAAGAGCTGACGGAATTTATAGACCAGATGTAAACCAAGCTTATAATACTTCTGGAAATGTTGGTTATCATGTATCTTTCAATATGCGTAATTTTCCTAATAAGAAAGTCTATGTAGTGATGCGTGCAACGAATGATCCAGAAGGGAACACTAAAGGCGGAGCACAAGATTTTCATGATAAACGCTGGTATTTAAATATTCCACAACGATAAAAAATAACCCCTCGATGAGGGGCGGTACATAATTAAATAAATTTTATCCAACTTAACCATTTACATTTAGGAAAAATAAGTTTTAAAAATACAAGAATATTAAGACCTAAAAAGACAGTAAAAATAATAAACTTTATTAGATTATCATTTTTTAAATTAAAAATATCGTTAATGGAATTTACCCAGTCAGAGTATCTTATTACTTTTAGAACTAGCGAAAACAAAAATAAGTCTACGAAAAAAAATAAGCTGAAAGAAAGTGTAGGATGCTTTTGCCGAATTGTACAAGAACATTCTTCTTCATTCTTACAAGCACAACTTTTTAACTTTAACCCTGTTAATTTAGAGATTGCATTAAAAGAAATAAATACAATTAATATCAGGGTGATAGCGGATAAAGATATATACATAAGAATTTTAGAAAGAGGTGTTTCTGCTAGATTGTCACCAATAGCTCCAATTTGTGATAGTCCGCCAAATACAGCAAAAATTATTGTGGAGAATATTCCCATCATGCTGAGAAAGTCGATAGTCATCTTATCATATTTAGATTTATACTTTATATAGTTATTTTTAGTATCTTTAAGCGATTCCTTGAGGTCTAAAAAATTATTATTTAGTTCTTGTAAATCATCATTCTCTGATTGCAATCCTTTTTCTAATTTATCTAGTTCACTCTTTTGCTCTTTATATAGACTATTTTTTTGACTAAGAGCTAAACTGAGATGTTCAGTAGTTTTAGCTAAAACAGATATAGCTTTTTCATCTTTAACGGTTAATTTTTTATCAGATTTTTTTTCCTGAAATATATCTATATAAAATTCTTTGAGAGCAGAAATGAAGCCTTCAGCAGAATCTTGCTCATCTTTAAAAACCAAAGTAGTTAAACTAGCATATGGTAGGGCAGCAGGGTTTATATTTTCTGCTTCATTGTATAAGTCAAGAAAGTCACTTCTTAAATAATCAATTCCGGAATTGTTACTGGACGTGTATTTCCTATAGATAGACAAAACTTTTGTAACAAAAGGAGCAGAATCACTATTAATGTAATTCTGCTCTAATAATGCTATTTTTTCAGGCGTTAATTGAACAGTATCATCGGCTACTTTGTGCTGCATTAATTAAGTCCTCCAAATGGTATGGCACATTACTTCTACCAAACTCAATTTGATTTTCATTAGATAACCAGTGTTCATGGCTATGACTTTCATCAACTAATCTAGATACTCTTTGACTTAAGAGTTCATCAATTATATTATTTAAATTGGTGAATTGTTCTATCTCTTGTCTAGGCTCAAATATCTTTGAGGCACCATATATACTATATTCTTCGTAAATCTCTTCAACTACAGGACCATATCTCCAAACAAAAAATTCAGAATCGTAATTTTCTTGCAACCATTCATTGTCTATCAGTCCTTGTTGAATACCATTAATTATTGTGAAGTAGAGTACTTTCTGAAGCTGTAAATTAGTAATTCCTACTCCCGTACCTTGAGCACGAGCAATTACATGATCAGCTAAATCTCTCATTGGCATTTCCTCTTCCTCCATTCTAAAAATAAATTTTAATATTTTATAATAATGTTAGTTGAAAGTCAACAATTGACTTTTCTACAACCTAAGTATATCAAGCGAATATATTAAAAGTAAAGAGAAATAATGTGAAAGCTCCTTCTTTATTATATTTTATTTTTCTTGATATTATTTCCCAAATTAATCACAAGTTTTTCTCTATCTTCAATTAGCTTCTTTAATTTTTCCAAATCCTCAAGAGTAGCCTTGTTTCTAATAAAACCAAGAGCAGTGCTGCGTTGAGCTAAATAGGTTCGCTTTATATATTGACAACTTTTTTTGTTCTGCTATTAACTCTTTTAAATGTTAACCCTACTTCTTTGTATTAAACCGCATATTGAATATTTATCCTTGTGTTAGCATTACATCCATGTTATAGTAAATAAGTAATCTAATTTGAAACGTAATCTGAGCGATATATTCACACTATAAAAACTCCTTTTACCAAGTAATATTAATTGCAATAAAACACGTATTATATACGTATCAGGAGGAAATATATATGAATAACGGTACAGTAAAATGGTTTAACTCAGA